GCTTTCTCCCGGTCCTCAGAGGAGGCCAAATCCCATGCTTCGTCGTACTGCTGCTTGAGGATGCCCAAGCGCTCCATGCCGCCGGGAATCTTCAGGGCAAGGTGATACGCCAAACCGGCCGTCATGGCTTCGTAGAAACGGAACGGCATATCCATGGTGTTCACACCCGTGCCAGCGTCCTGCATGCGGCGCAAGCGCCAGTACACGAACACGTAGGGCTGGGAGTTGTCGGGCACCGGCCACACTGTGAAGCGGGGGGTGTCCAGCCGCTCAATCCAGACCTGAATGGGCCGGGCCTGCTGCAGCTTGTTGGGGATCGTGGCGTAGGTGGAGACGCTGATCCGGGTGATGGTCAGGTCTGCCTGAGTCGAGGCGCTGCCCGCGCCTGTGCGAATGACGTGCTCAAGCAAATCCACCGTGTCGGCCGGAAGCTCGTATGTGGCCGTGCCTGCTACCAGCGGGATGGAGCCCTGCTCGTAGGTGAACATGTTCAGGCCACGGTTGGCCCAATCGGCAAACATCAAGTTCATCGAACGGCGAGCAGTGCGCAGGTCGTAGCCCGTACGCATCTCACCGCCTACGCGCTCGAACGCTTCCTCGACGACTTCCGTCAAGTCAAGGTTGAAATTGGAGACGCCGGATGTTGCCATTATCTGAACCCTGCTGTTTTCTTTGCGATGGTCTTGGGCTGGGCCACAAACTGTTTGCCCGCCGCCTTACCAGCACGCTTGGCTTTTGTGGTGGCCGCATACTCTGCGGGGCTGAGCGATTTTATCGCCTTCTCCGGCAGATACCGCTCGCCTGTTTTTGAAGACGGCTTGCCGCTCTTGGTCCGCCATTTCTGGTCGGTCCAATCTTTGAGCGACTTCTGCGGGGCCTTCACGTCAGTCCTTGTACCCGCCGCCAGCGGCTTTGTACTTCTTGGCCACGAGCTGGGCCTTGCGGGCTGACCACTGGCCTGCCCCTGTGCCCTGCGTTGCCGCCGCTTTGACTTGGCTCACGATACGCTTGCGCATACCGGGCTTGGTGTAATTGCCAGCCGCATTGACTTTGCCGCCTTCAGCGTACTGCGTGAAGTCGGTGTCATCCCGGCGGGCCTTACGCACGCCTTTGGGCATTTTGGAGGGGGCGATGTCCCCCATGCCGCGACTGGCCATCATGGCTTAGCAGGTCTTGCCGCCGGACTTCATGGTAATCATCTTGCCCTTGGTTTTACCCTTGGACTCGATGCCGCCGCCTTTGGCAAACGGCTTGCCTTTTGGCTCCATCATCTTGCCCTTGGCTGCAGGCTTAGCGCCTGCCTTGTTCTTCTCAATCATTGCTTTAAAAGCCGGGTTCATTTTCGTTGCCATATCGCCACCTTCTTTGAATTTGCGGCTTTTGTCCGCAGTTGAAAAATCTTTGCCCACGGACTGTGGGACGCCCACTTTCTTTGCAAACTTCGGGCTGTGCGCTACCGCACGCATGAAGTCGGCTTGTTTCTTACTGCTGGACGGCATGACTGCCCCGCAGGTTGTCGATCTTGCGCTCAAGCCGGTCGAACCGGTCCAGTAGCTGCTGCATGTCCGCACGGAACTCGGCCCGCGTAATGTGGTCACGCGCAACTTCTTCCCGGGTGCGGTTCAGCAAAATGCTGAGCCGATCCAGCTCGTCAAACTTGCCTTTAAGCAAGAAGCCCATGATCGCCACAATGGCGCTCAGTGCCGCGTTCCATAACATCATCTCCATGTCAGCACTTCCAAGCCCGCAGGCTTTTGTTGATACGGCTGTCCGGGTCTTTCTTGGCCTTCTCGCCGGTCAGCTTCTTCTTCATGCCTTCCATGCGGGCGCAGAAAGAGTCGCGGCGTTTGCCGCCCTCGGGCTGGGGAGCCTTCAGGCCGGGCTTGCCGGGGTTCGCCTTGTTGTAAGACGCCCGCCCTTTCGCGTTCAAGCCGCCCTTCTCGGACTTGCCTTCTTTGCGCGTCCATGCTGGGCTCTTAGCCATAAAACACCGAAGCCGCGTTAAGGTTGGTGATGCGCAGGTAGATGCCATTCAACGCCAAAACACCTTGCCCCGGAATGAGCCAGTAGTTTACGTACGAGTCACCAGCGGTAATTCGGAACGTCATGATCCAGCGCGAAGCGTAGACGCAGGCAGTTAGGGCTGCAACCGTCCCCGAGTTGAGGTCCGTCACCGTGAAAGTGTTGTCTGTCAACTTGGTCACGGTGTAATTGCCATCAGTGGCAGCGGTTCCAGAAGCCGCAACAAACGACAAACCGACCGTGTCACCGGTCTGTAGGCCGTGCGCGTTCTTTGTCACTGTAACTACGTTCCCGGTTCGACCGTAAGTAGCCGTAACCGGTGCTGTCACTGTATCAAAAATGTCCAAAACGCCAGCGGTTGTGCCGTCGCCCTTGACCGACACGCCTTTGACGCGTGTGCGCTGCTTGTAGATGAACCCGCTCTCAATGAGCGTGCCCGCTAGGACGTCTGTCTGCATCGTCATAATCAATCTCCTTTAAAACAGGGGCTTCGGCCCCCTTGGGTTGATTAGGAAGGAGTAACAGCAGTAGTGCCGTCAGCGTTAACCCAAGTGCTGGCAGCCAAAGCGCCGGTAGCGATCTTCAGGGTGCCCAGAGTGGTGTCAAAAACAATCGTGCCAGCGGCCTTGCCTGTGGTGTTCACGGCGTTGGCAATGGCGGCAATTTGTGTGCTGGTGGCTGTGCGGAGCTGAATATATCCGGCTGTGGCAGCCACGTTGCCTGTAACAGTGCCCGTGACGTTGCCGATGACGTTGCCCGTAACAGTGCCAATGAAGCCGTTTGTCGATGTGACTGGGCCGGAGAAGGTAGTGCTTGCCATGATTTTTTCCTCATGCGGTTAAGGCGTATCTGTCTGCATGACGTCGGCCCGGAGCCGTCAGATACACCGGAAAGTCCGGGAGTTGGGGCAATATACACCAAAAGAAAAAGGGGCACAAGGCCCCTTTTCAAAACCGCCGTCCTTCTTGGCTGTGAGCCAAGCGACCACACGGAAAAGCTATCAAGACGAACCGGAGCTGCCCCACATACCCAATGGGTCAGACCAGCCGAACGAATAACGCTCGCGGGCTTTGTAACGGACGTTGCCGGTATCAAAGTCGCCGTCCATCGAAGTGGACAGAGCAGTACGCTCGAAGTGCTTCAGGCCGTTTGGAACGTCTGTGGTCAGGAACCACGCGTTGTTGTCGGTCAAGAAGTTGTTGACGGTGTAACCACCAGAGATGGTGCCCATCTGCTTCAACGCGTTGATGTCGTTGTCAGCAGTGCCAACACGCAGTTCGGTGTCCAGCAAACGCTTGGCAACGAACATCAGTGATGGAGGGATAATCAACTTGACTGGTTTGGCAGCGATCAACAGACCACGTTCATCAGTCCAAGCAGCGATCTGGATGGTAGCGTTTTCCAACGATGTCTCGTTCAAGTCAACGCCAGTGGTTGGGCTGTTGTAGTTCACACCACCGCCAACCAAAGGATGACCAACGCGAGTGCCGCTGGAGTTGTTACCGAACAAAGACACGCCGTCGCCGCCCAGAGCTGTACCGGCAAAGCCAGTGTTCAGCACGGAAGCAGCTTTGACTTGCTTGGTGTAGGCCATACCGCGAGCCAGAGCCTTGGTGTAGCGGGCAGACAGACTGTCGTACAGGTTGTCTTCCACAGCTTCTTCAGTGATGGAGAAGCCCAAAGCGATGGTTTCGTGGGTGTAGCGTGCAGTGAAGGCTTCCTGCGCGTTGTCGTAAGCGATGGCGGAGCCTTCGTTCTTGACAGGAGCAGCGCCAAAACCGGACAGCTTGGTCTCTTCTTCGAAGCTACGCTCAGATTTCTCTGTTTCGTAGATTTCTTTGTGTTGCTCGCCGTAGCGTGCATATTCCAAACCGAACAAGGCGTTCAGACCGGGGAGCAGCTCTTTGAGCAGTTGTGCGCGTGAAATAGCCATGGTGAGTTACTCCTTAGATGCCGACGGCGTTAGAGAAGGCGTGTGCGCCCGGATTGAACTTCACCAGAACGTCTGGGTAAGCGTCAGTCACAGGGGATGCAAAGCCGATGATTTTGAACGCGGCAGCGGCGGTCTGGGTGGTGGACTCCAACGCGCTGGTCGAGTTGCCAGTCTGGGTAGAACCAGTGCTGGTGCTCTGAACGGCTGCGAAAAAAGTGTTGGCACCGAGATCGGACTGGTCAGCAGCGCCGTCCAGTTGAGCTTGGAAAGTCACGCTGTCGTCAGTAACCACGTATGCAGTCACCACGCCGGTTGTGCCGGAGGGGTAGTACTGGCCGTAGATTTGCTGGCCTTGTGCGTTGATGTACGAGCAACCAACGAACACACCAATAGCGCCGAGGCTGGAGCCGCCGAGGTTGTTGGTAGTCAAGTCAGCGCCAGTGGCGGTGGACAGAGCGATGTAACCGTCGGCACCGATGATAACGACTTGACCGTAAAACAGGTTAGTCGCTTCGCCAGCGGGGTCGATCAGAAACTGCGAAGTAGCGCCAGCATATGCCATGCCGTCGATACGATTTACGGGGCGCAGCCCGTAGGGGGAAGCTGTAGTTGCCATTTAAGGACTCCTTGTTACTTTGAACCAGAACCAAAACCGCTTCCGCGACTGGTTGTGGACTTACGTTCCGCAAACAGAGGCATCCGCGAGTCATTGTTTCGCATGAAGCTGTTATCAACAGATTCCATCTGGGCCTGCGCTTGTTTGGCGTAATACTCATCACGGGCTTGCGCACGTTCACGGGGCATCTTGCAGAGCATGAGACCGCCGAGTTCGACGTTGCCAGTTTTCGCATTACCTTCCAGCATCAGTTCCGGATGGTCGACTGCTTTGACCGGTTCCCAACCTTCACGCATCTTGGTAGACACGTTCGTGTTTTGTGCTTCGCCGAGTACGTGAGTCGCAATCCAGCGATACACCATACCGGGTTCAGGGGTTGGATCAGGCAGTGCACTCGCAGGTGTATACACATAACGAGTCGTTTTGTCGCGTGCCTCAAGAGCACGAGGGTTCCGGTTAATTGTTTCAGCCATTCGATTTCTCCAGTTTTGCTACTTCAGCAGCGTATTGCTGCGGGGTTAATCCATATTTTTTCGCCAACGCAACCTGCGTGGGAGTCAACTGGACTTTGCGTGCACCAGTCGAACGAGTCGCCGGAGCCACAACCGAGGTAGGTCGCTTGGAGCTGTCGCCGGATTTTGGCTTGTCGTCAGAACCACCGAAAACTTCGGGGAACGTGGACTTCATGCGAGCATCAATGCGCTCGAAGTATTCGTCAGAGCGGGGATCAACCCCGGAGTTGACTAGTTTTTGGTGCAGCCCTAGTGCAAAGCTGGTGACTTCCTCGTATCCCGCCGAACCGAACCACTGGTTTTTTGCCTGCCAGCGAACAGTCTTGTCGTCCAGTTCTTGACGTGATACTTGCGTTTGCTGAGTTTGTACATCAGTTTCCTCCACCTGTAAAGGGGTGTGGCGGAAATTTTTTGCAGCTTGGAACTTGATCTTGGCATCCATCAGGGCATCTTGTGCCGCGACAACGCCGTCCGTGTCAAATGCCTCTGTCGCTTCCTTGAGCTGACGCTTGGCTTTCTCCACCTCAGTCTCGGCCAGTGACAGCTGGGATGCAGCGTACTGCTCCGTGCCCGAGTTGACGTACTGCTTGAGTCGGTTGTTCTCCGACACCATGTGCTGGGCAAGGCGCTCCAGCTCCTGCTTCTCGCGCAGCAGTGCCTCTTTGGCCCGACGCTCGTCGTGACGTGCGTGAGTCAGCTCCTTGATGCGCTTTTTGACGCCGTCGGAGTAGCTCTCGATCTCGTCGTCCGTGGGATCGGCCACGTCACGGTCCAAGGGTTTGCGGCCCCGGTCTTTCTCGGGGGTGTCGTCGACGATCTCAATCTCGACATCGCCGTCAGTTGAGACGTCCAGATCGACGGTTTTGTCGTCGTCCAGCTCGTCCGGGAATTTGTATTCACTCATTTCTGCTCCTTATGCGCGGGTATAGCCGCGTGGGTCTTGCACAACACACTCAATTTGGTCGTCGTTCAGAACCCTGAACTCTTTACCAAACACCTTAAAACGCGTACCTGTGTAGGTGCGCACGAGCACAAAATCACCCTCTTTGCACCATGCGCCCGACGGGAACTTGGCAGGGTCTTTGTACGCGTCTGGTCCGACCCGCAGCACGAACAGCACCGTGGTGGCATGTTCTTCCGCTCGCATGGTCGCAGCATCTCGAACGAGGTCGAGGCTCGTACCGGCGATCTTTTCATCGACCTCGGGCACGACGCACAGCAGCTTGTATCCGGTCGGGATAGGCAGCGCTGACGCTTTGGTTTCGTTGTCCGCATCGGCCTCGGGGGCGTCGATCGGTTGGATGTGTTTGGGCAGTGTGATGCCCGGAGGCAGAATGATTTCACTCATCTGATTGCTCTACTTTCTCTACAAGGTCGAGGAGGTGACGCTCTGCGGTAGCTAGGCCTTGAATCACACCACAGAGTTTTTGGTAATCGTCGAAAGAGCGGCATGCCCCACCCGCCAAGTCATCGGCGTAGTTGTTCATGTCGGTGCGTAATTTCTCGCGCAATACGCGTGCGAATTCGGAGATCATTGGTTACGAGGGCCTTTCCTTTGGTTTTGGGCAGCGGACTGCTGCTTGCTCTTGGCGATGTCGATGCCCATGCGGACACCTTCGCGTTCTTGGTCGGCTTGCAGCTTCTTCTCCGCCTGCTGCGCCTGCTGGCCAGCCTTGAAGCCGTCCAGCTCCATCTTGCCTGCCAGTGCCTGCTTCTTCAGCTCCAGCTCGTCTGCACGAGCGGCCGCGTCGATCTGCACCTTCTTCTCCTTGATGTCCACCTCTTTGGCTTTGATCTGGAGTTCTTGCTGCTGCATCTGCACGACAGGGTCTTGCGCTTGCTGCTGGGCTTGCTGCTGAGCGGCTTGTGCTTGACTTTGCTGCAGCACCTGCTGCGCGGCTTGGGCCATCATGCCGGACAGGGCGATCTCGATCTGCGGTGGCAACTGCTCGCCTTCGGGCGGCAGGGGCATGCCCAACTGCTGCTCAATCTTCTGGCGGTAGGCAAAGCCAACGTGCTCGGCAATGTGTGCCTGCATGGCTGCGGAAATCTGCGGTGCGCGAGGGTTTTGGCCAATCAGCTGCGCAACGATCGGGTCCTGCATGGCCATCGTGTGCACTTGGATGTGGGCCTGATGGTCCTGATACTGGAACGCCTTTAAGGGTTTACCCTTGAGTGCATTCATATTCTCCGACACAGGATCAACCGGCTTTTGGTCTTCCTCCAGCGGCACGAGCTTGTCGGCATTCTTGATGCCCAGCACCTCCAGCATGCCCCGGTGCAACTTGGGCAGGTCGTAGATGTCCGGCGCAGATTGGGCCAGCTGGATCACCGCTTGGTACTGCACCACGCGCTGCGACAGGGTAGCCGCATTGGGGTCGCTCACCGGCAGGATGTCAACGTGACGGTAGTCGCCCTTCTTGGCCCGTGGGCCTTCTTCGCCGTCCGGCTCGTAGGTGTACTCGTCGTCCGTGTAGTCGCGGATGATGGCAGCCAGCAGCTGCAGTTCTTGCTTCAAGGTGAAGTGCACCCGGGCCTGCACGGCCGTCATGACTTTGAGCTGGCGCTCCAGCAGGGCCAGTGTCGAGCCCACCGGTGCGTTGGCACCCATGTCGCTGATCTTCATGTCCGCTGTTGCGGCAAACCGGCGACCTTCTTCCACCACGGTGTTGAGCAGGTTGTATAGCGTTGCCGATGGGTCTTTGTACGGCAGGGGCAGGATGTTGTCGCGGATCGCGCCGGAGCCAACGTCCACATCGCGCCACTCGCCCGGGGCGATCGGAGTGTCGTCGCCCTTGATCCGAAGTCCTCGGGACTTCAGGCCACCGGGCAGGTTGGACAGCGTACCAGCGTCAATCAGCTGACGCATCAAGCTGGTGGCCGAGTTGGCAAAACCGCCGATCAGGTGGAACAGACCGAAGCCATAAGCACCGAAGCCGGGGATGTACTGGTAGTGCACGAAGTGCTGGCGCTTCAAGTGCAGGTCGTCAGGCTCGTTCCAGTTGCGGCGCAGGGCCAGCACGGTGTTGTTGCCACGGATGTACGTCAAGACGTACGGCAGCGCGATGCCCGTGGGCTCGTCGTCCTCGTCCATCTCGCACATCGGGTCGCCCTTGACAATCAGCTCAACATGGGACTCGTACAGCGTGTAGCGATCGTCGTTCAGGTCCGCAAAGCCCGTCTCTTTGTCCTTGGCCTTGTTGATCTCGTCGATGTGTTTGTCCGGAGAGCCGATGTCCACGTCGCGGTAAAAGCCCGCCTGCTGGAGTTTCTTGATCTCGTTCTCGGTCTTGCGCATGACGTGCGTGACGCGGTAGCAAGACTGGATGTCCGAGGTGCCGTAGGGCAGCAAGATGTCCTCGGCAGGAATAAACACAGACGTTTGACGGCCGATGTTGGGGTCGAAGTAGACCTTTTTGAACGCCGAACCCGTGGCCGGGAGGCTCCACAGCATGCGCTCGTGCTCTGGGCGGAACTCCTGCATGACCTCAGTCAGCTGGAAATTCATGTCTTCTTGCACCCGCTGCGCGGCTTCTTTCTTCTCGGGAGTCTCTTTGCCCACGATCTTTGTGCGCACGGGACCCATGGCCGGGAAGGTCTCAGTGATGGTCTCTGACTGGAACCTGACCACCGCCTCGGTAATCATCGGGTGGAACACGCCAGACGCGCCGTCCCAAGGCTCGGTGCGCTCTTCGATCTGCAGGCCCAACAGTTTCAGGCCCGTGACGTAGGCCTTCTCCCACTCCTTGCGGGAGTTGCGGTCATTGTCGATATCGCCGTCAAGGTCGTTGACCATGGAGGACAGCTCACCCTCGGACAGGTACTCGGCCAAGTTGGCGTCGAAGTCGTCGATGCTGGGCTCGCCTTTTTCGATGTCGATCTCCACATCACCCATGTCGATGTGCACCGCTTCGGGGTCAATGATCTCAATCTCGATCGGCTCCTCTTCCCCGGCCAGTTCTTCAAGGCCAGCAGGTTGCTGGAAAAGGGCTTTGTCAATGTTGGTCGCCATGTGTGTTCCTAGTAGTACGCCGCTCTGCGGCGACGAAATGTCCGGTCTTCTTGCTCGTCCGAGTCAAGGGGTATAAACCCACCCTTTCGGAAGCGTAACAGCGCTTGCGATGTGGTGTCAACGTAGTCGTCGTTCTCGCCGTTGGGGAACGATGCAACTTCCTCAATCACCTCACGGGCCCAGCGCGTGTCTGGAGCCCAGACCGTACCCGACGCAAAAAGGTCAGACACAGCGTTCAGCCGCACAATTTTATCGTTACCCCGGCTTGGGCTGAACTCCTCGACCGGGATGCCGGTGGCCCGCAGCTCTTGGATCAGGGGTGCACCAGCGGCTTTCTTCTCCACAATGAACGCGTCGGGCGACCACTCCTTGTAGTGTTTGAGCGCAATGGCCTTGAGCTCGGGGAACGCCATCCGGTCTTTGAACGCGTCAAGCAGGATCACCTGCGCCTTGTCGCCCTCTTCCTCGTTGTAGAACACCCCCCACGTTGTGCACGCGGAATAGTCGGCCGTGGTCTTGGTCTCAAAGGCCGTGTCCCAGCTCTGGATGATGTAGTCGCACCTTGGCGGCTCGTCGCCCAGCCATATACGCCAAGACTTGCGCGAGATGATGGCCGCACTGTTGCTGGTGGGCTGCTGCATGTACTGGGCGTTCCAGTACTGGGGGTCAATGCTGGCTTTTGTCGCCTTCAGCGTGGCCAGTGGCCACTGCTCGGGCCAGAGCGACTTCTCGTTCTCGGTGCCCTCGTTCAAAATGGCCGGAAGCTCCACGATCTCCCACGGCTCAGCGTCGGGGTTCTTGGCTTGGTAGTCAATCAGGCGTCCAGTCAGGTCGAGCTTGCCCCAGCGTGTCATCACGATGATGATCGCTCCGCCCGGCATCAGTCGCTGGAGCGGTCCCGTCTGGAACCAAGACCATGCAGTGTCGAAAGCCAGCCGTGAGTTGGCCTTAACGTCCTGCTCCGAGTGAGGATCGTCAATAACAAACAGGTCAGCACCACGACCAGCAAGAGCGCCGCCTACGCCTGCGGCGTAGTATTGGCCCCCGGTTGAAGTGCTCCATTTACCAGCAGCCTTTTGGTCGTCTGCCACCAGCGTTTGGGGGAAAAGCCCATGGTAATCCTCGTCGGCCAGCAAATTTCGCACGCGTCGGCCGAAGTCTTCGGACAGACCCGCCGTGTGCGTGCCCATGATGATCTTCTTCTGGGGGAAATTGCCCAAGAAAAACGCCGGGAACAGGTAAGAGCTGAACTCAGACTTACCCATACGCGGCGCAATGTTGATGATGACCCGCTTTTTGGTCCCGGCGATCACTTCTGAGAAGATTTTGGCCAGCTTCCTGTGGTGCGGCCCGATCTTGAAGCCCGGATACACGCTCTTGGCGAACTCGATCATGTCGGTTCGGGCCAAGTTTTTCTGCTTGTGCTCCTGCGCCTTGTCCAAAAGCTCCAACGCCTCCAACTTCTCGGCCGCTGTCAGCTTGCCGAGGTTCTTGAACAGCGCAGAGGCTTGCTCAGGCGTCAGTGGCGGGTTCTGCGTCATCGGGGATGGTGGTTGTTTGGGCGTCGGTGATCTCTGTGATGTCCGTCACGTCGGCGTCTGAGACGTCCATGAACTTGGCCAGCTTCTCTTTCAAGCGCTGGTCGATCTCGGCCTCGGTCATGTCGGTCTTCTTGACCTCGATCTTCTCGGTGAACAGGCCCACTTCGGTGACCTTGCCCAAAAGGCCAAGCGCTTTGAGGCGGATGTTGGGGTTGGGGCTCTCGCACTCTTCGAGCAGCTTGGCCACCGCGTAGCCGCGCAGCTCCTTGGCTTGGTGCACAAACTCCCAGTCGTAGGCCGTCAGCATCCCCACCAGATGGCGCACGGCCGCAGGCGTCTCGATCTTGGAGACCATTTCGTGCTGTGTGGTGATGGGGGAGGCAGTTGTCAGGGCCGAGAAAGTTTGACGGGCCTGCTGCTTTTCAAGTTCGGAGACGGCCGTCTCGGCGTCAGGGACACCCATTTCCTTGAGCCAGTCATTGGTGCTGATCTTGCCGTTGATGTGCTCAGCGGGCGTGACCTTCTCCGCCGGGGCGGGCGCTTGTGACTTGGGGAGAACTTCGGGGTCGAAGTCAATGAGGTGATCTAACATTTGGTCCAAGTGGATTGCGGGTTGCTGTCCCGATGCGCGAAGTATATACTCACATTCGGCTTTGATGCAACTTCGGTTGGTTCATTGCTTCTCCTTGGGTCAAGCGACCCCTTAACCCCCCTTGGCAACACGGGGGGTTTTTTTCTGCCTGAGTTTTTTCAAAATTTTTTAAAAAATTTTTGGACGGGCCATTATTTTAAGTAGGGGGTGTGAACTGGAAAGTGGGTTTCTGCGGAGTTGTCTAAGTTTTTACAAAGTGCTGTCTGGTTTTTTAAAATAGTAGTTAGGTATTACAGAAGTGCTGGGAGCGGGTGTGGAACAGTGTTGTACTATGAAGCCATGCCCAGCTCCAATATAGGCCTATGGGGGTACGGTGGGGTCCGGGAAGTGGTCTTTTTGCCTCGAAAATGGGGGTATCGAGGGCTATCGAATGGGGGTTGCAGGAAACTAGGGTTTGTCGAATGGGGACTGGCCCCAAGAGACACTCAACCAACTAGGAAATCATCATGTCGAAACTGACCATTCAACAATTCGCCTTCAACATCGGCAATGCCACACGCAAAGTCCGTGAAGCCGCTGACCCCTTCCATGCGGCCTACCTTGAGGGCACACCGGAGCAACGCAAAGACTTACGTCAACGCTGGATGCTTGGCCACCTTGAGGGCCAAGGCGTGAAGGGTGCAGAGAGAATTCTCTCTGAGGGCAAAGGCGCTGGCGCAAAGCCCGAGCACGTCAAGGCCATCGACCGTGCTTCGAGCGACTTCCGTTACATGGTTGTGCGCCCTGAGCCAAAAGACGCCGCACCCGCCAAGGCAATGCGCCTGAGCAAAGACCTGCGTGCGGCCGCTGAAGCCTACCTTGCACAGTTCGACAACGTGGCCGATGCCATCAAGGTCTTGCGTGCCGTTGCCAAGTGATTTTGGCGGCGTTATTACCAGAAGTTATTTAGAAAGCTCAACGGGCGTGGCTGGCCCGTTGTTCCTTCCCGTGTCAAACGCACTAGCCATGCGTGTCCTTTGGAGAAACTTCCATGAACAACCTTCGCGTATTCCTGCTCGGCATGGCCGAGTTCCGCTTGTCCTTCACCACACACTTTGCAGACAACAGCCTGCAACACGCCTACGACACAGGTCGTGAGTGGGCACATCGCCTGACCTTCCGCCGCTTCGACAACTAAGGAGAAACTTCCATGCGTAACACTACAACCCCAGCCATCGAGACCATCACCCAATGGCGTGACCAAGCAGGCGCACTCTGGTGCGCTCAGACCTACTACCCACGAGGCAAGCGTGACACCACCTACGCCATCTACCTCGTGAGCAAGGTCGGCACGACCATCAGCATCCCTTGCGCCTCTGTCTCCCAACTGTGGCACGAGGTCAACATCCGCCAGCAACAGGCCTTCCCCGGCTTCTGAGAGAGAAATCTCTCTAAAGTATTCATTTTTGGGACTGTCCGCACTGTCCACTTATTTTCACACCTGAAAGCAAAGCGTGGACGGCCGCAAACCCGCATGGTTGCGTGCCCCTGCACAAAACCGTCCTCTCTTTCTATATATATTTATATAGATATAGATAAGGAGATGAACTTTTATATGTTGACACACATACACACACGTATACACATATATAAAATTAAAGGTTGATCGTATTCGCTTTTTATTTTGGCAAGAATATGTGGACACCTAGCCCCCATGAAAGCCACGAACCCCGTGTTTATGCGGTTCGCAGAGGGTAACGCCTCCGTCCGACCTTTGCGTTAATGTGTGAAAAAAACTGGACAGTCCTGACAGACACTGTACAATTCGTAATTTTAAGGAGTGAAAGTATGGAAGAAAACCTTCAACCCGCGTGGTTGGCCATGAACTCGGCCCGTTTGGAGCGCCACTTGCGTGAGCACAAGTACCCTGTGCCCTTGATGCGCGACATAATGCAGGCCGTGAAGCTGGCCAAGGCACGGCAACGCAAGACAAGAATCAAGGACACCGTGGTGCACCAACTGTGGGACGACATCCTATCATCTGCAAGGATGGAGTTGGGCGGCGTTCGCACCATGAAGTCTCAAGCCAAACGTCAAGCAGACGCCGAGTTCCGCAACGCGGTGACAGTGGCTAAGTACACCGCACTGTCGGCCTACGAGGACGTGCTCGTTGATGTGATTGCCGGTTTGGTCAAGGTACAAAAGCAGGACAAGCTTGCGCCGGGGCAGTTCGTTTCCCACGCCAAAGAGCATAGGGGTTGGGACATACCCAACAACGGCGAACACTGGTCCGACTATGTAGACGCCGAAGACAAGCGCCATGTGCGTAGCCTGTTTGAAGCCGTCCCCGACCCGATCAGAGGGAAACGCAAAGCCCCTTTTGAACGGCGCGTATCCCCCAATGTCCACGTTATACAGCGTGCTTTCCTTGTGGGCCAGATGAAGAAAGCGCAGGACGACATTGACTTGGAGCGCAGTATTGCCACTGACCCTGACTACATTGCTGAACTGGCTGTCCGAGAGATGGACTTGCAACGCGCCTACATTGCGATGGACAACCTCAAACCAACCTCACCCCTACCTGCCAGATGGACAGGACTACTCAATATGTGAACCAGAGAGAAATCTCTCTGACCCCTGCTCCCCATGCAACGCCGCCCGCATGGCCGAGCCTACCTTGAACAGGGCGGCATCTGAAACTGGAGAAGCAAATGAACGTGTTTAATTTCCCGCGAGGGACCGTCTGCGTGCAACGCGTGGTCCACGGCAACCCTGAGTGGTTGCGTATCCACGACCAGCGCCGCTATGCGGAGTGGGTCGGTTGTTTCAGTGTGTTGTAAGGAGAAAGCAAATGACTGTGCTAACCGGACACCAGATCGAGGCAGCTCGCCTCTTAACCCTGCGCCAGATGCTCAAGCTCGAACTCAAAGGCTTGAGCAAAAGCAAAGGCCCGACTGCGTACAGCACGCTCAAGATGCTGGGATGGAAAGGCACGAGAGAGAAAGTTCTCTCTGACCTTGATGCATGGCGCAATGATTTATTGACAACCGAAGGAGAAACGAAATGAAAGCAACGGACTTGGACTACGAGATGCTGTGGGACGCGGCCAAACTCATGGAGATTACAGGCGGTAGCTTCGCAGGGCACATCGCCCGTGCGTTCTACTGCGCCGATACAGTGAACAGAGAGAAGATTGTCTCGGCGTTCAGTGACTTGTTCTACAAGCACTACAGACTACATCGCATCAACGAGATGCGTAATGAGGAGATGGAATGAAAACGAGTGAACTGACAGGAGCCGCCCTCGATTGGGCAGTGGCTAGGTGTGAGCGACTTAAAGGCAACGTCATCGAAGCCGTTCGCGTGGGTGAATTGTCACCCTCAACGCAGTGGCACTGGGGTGGGCCGATCATTGAGCGGGAGAAGATCAGCATCATGGAAGAATGCAACGGCACATGGATGGGCTCGATTGGCGGTTGCACCGACTTAGATATGCCTCTATGGCAAGAGCATGGTCCTACACCTCTGATCGCAGCTATGCGGTGCTACGTTGCATCCAAGCTGGGTGCTGAGATTGAAATTCCAAAGGAGCTGACATGAAAGAGAACCAACACTTCTACGCATCAAGCGTAGCGCAATGGGCAACAACCAACGAGACGCGTGACCTTCCCGCACTGCTCGAACTTATGGACAAGGACGGGCTGACATACAACCTGTTCAGTGTGCCCGGCTCACACAACGCCGAGTACGACATCAACATGTTCCAACCCCAAGTGCCGGGCACTGAGTGGCTCGGCACATTCACACTGCCCAAGAAGAAAGGACGCAAATGAACTACGACCTTGACACCAAGGCTGGCATGAACAACGCCGTTAAGTGGACGCAAGCCATGTTCGACACCGTCAATGATGGCGGTGTGTGGATGGTGCCTCGCTCCATGACGATGGTGCGTATCAACAAGAAAGACCGCATCGCAACGATCATCGTTGGCTTTGCACCTGACCCAACCATCAAGCGCGTCATCGAGGCGATGGGCTGGACAGTTGTCGTTGAATGAATCAAGAGAGAGGTTTCTCTCTGACGCCTTGATGGGTGGCGACCATACCCATCATTCCAAACTTGAAACTAAGGAGAAAGCAAAATGCCTACATGGAAATCAGTAACCGAAGCGCACCGCTTCATGGACTACACATTCTTCGTCGCTTCACGCATCGTATCTGATGGTGTGTACAAACGCATCCGCCCCGGCGAGTACGAGTGGGTACTCAAAGGGCGCGAGTGGTTCGAGCAACAGCGCACACGCCACGCACTGCATCCTGCTGTGTTCGACATGATGACCACCCACATGTACCGAGCACAAGACTGGCATCAACTGTTGCTTGAGTGGCCGCACAAGTCCATCACTGACCCCAACAGGTTGGCGTACACACGGGACGAGCGCAGTGCCATGCACAACGGCGACAGTGATGCCAAAGCTGTCGTGACCACCATCGGTAAGTACTTGACGCGCCACTTCCCTGACGCACCATCCAACCTTATCCGTGACATCGTTGCGCAGTACACCTACGGCGGCACGACAGAGATCACCAAGGACTTAGATCGCATGGTGTATGCGGTCATCAACGGCCCTCGCTCATGTATGAGTCCGAGCTTCGACATCGAGTGTGCCGACCGCAAGGAGCGCCATCCCTACGCTGTGTATGACCCATCGTTTGGCTGGGGTATGGCTGTGCGTACTGACACGGACGGCATGGTGCTGGGTCGTTGCCTTGTGCATGAGAGCGATGACGGCAAGGGCTTTGTGCGCTCGTACAAACGAGAGCGTGAGTACAGCTCCAGCTCAGGTGCTGACGAGTCCATCGAGGCGTACTTGCAAGGCTTGGGTTATGCCAAGTGGCGCGGCTGGCCTGACCATGCACGCATCATGCGCTACCCGCTACGGCGTGAGGGGTTCTTGATGCCGTACATTGACGGCGGCAACCAACACGTTGACGAGGACGTGAACACTGACTCTTTCCACATATCCGATTACAGCGGGTGGGAGGCGTGCAGTACCAGCGGCATCATCAATGGCTACGAGTGCACATGCGATGACTGCGGCCAAGGCATGGACGAGGACGACAGTTACTCTATCGGCTACAACGGCGACAGTCGTGTCGGCCCGTGCTGTATTGACGACTACACGCATGTATTTGGCCGCAGGGGGAACACATACTATGTGTCCAACAACGACACGGTTGAGGTTGACGGCGAGTACTACCACGACGAGTATCTTGGCGACAACAACATCGTGGAGCTTGCCAACGGCGACTACACGCACAGCGACAACGCGGTGTTCATCCAGTCTTGTGACGAGTACTACCACTGTGATGACGACGACATCGTGTATGCCGAGGACACCAACCAGCACGAGCTGCGTAATGACTGCTGGAAGTGCACCGAGTCAGGCAACTGGTACACCGATGACGAGGACAGCGTAGAGGTTGACGGCGACCTGTACCACCCCGACCATGCGCCTGAGCCAGCGCAAGAAGAGCTTGACCTTGAGAGAGCAACCGCCGACTTCGCATCCGCAACCAACTGAAGGAGAAACTTCCATGACAAACAGACAACACACGCCGGGGCCTTGGTACATCGGCAAAGACTTCAGCGGTCAAGGGCGTCACATCTACGCCGAGCAGATGGTGTGCGACGACGATGGCGACGAGTGGCACCCACTCATTGCTTGCACAGACGACGACGAGCGACTGGTTGATTGGCAAGCCAACGCCGTACTGATAGCCGCCGCGCCTGATCTGCTGGAAGTACTGCAATACTTCATGCCTTTTATTGACAGCGAACAAGACGACGAGCGACAAGCACCTTGGGTCAAGAAAGCCCATGCCGCCATCGCCAAAGCAACATCAACCATCTAAGGAGAAACATCCATGACAACACTCAACAAACAATCCATCCTGTACAAGACCTTGGCCCGTGCGCTCTCGATGATGCGCCCACATGACAGCGAGGGCACACGCCGCCTGACCGACTGGCTGGAGGAACGCGCACACAAGCTACCCAACGCCATGATCGGCCGTGACGGTGCGGGCAACCTGCACGTTGACACACGCCTTAACTCATCCAACCGGACGCTGTTCGTTGCACACGTTGACACTGTGCACCGCAAGGAAGGCCCCAACAAGATCAGGCAGACCAACACCCACTGGTACGCTGACGGTGCGGCCCTTGGTGCAGACGATGGCGCTGGCGTTGCGATGCTCATGCACTTGCTGTACGCTGGCATCCCTGCCTACTACATCTTCACGCAAGGTGAGGAGTGCGGCGGTATCGGCGCTACGTTCCTTGCCAAGCACTGGGGTGATGGCCTTGCCAAGTTCGACAGGGCTATTGCCTTTGACCGCAGGGGTATCGACAGCGTTATCACGCACCAAGGTCGTGGCCGGTGTTGCTCTGATGCGTTTGGTGAGGCGCTCAGTGCCGCGCTCAATGCGGACGATACCCTGATGTACCTGCCCGACAACACTGGCGTGTACACCGACACGGCCGAGTTCATCGAGGTCATACCCGAGTGCACCAACATCAGCGTGGGCTACTACTCTGAGCACAGTGACAAAGAGTCTCTCGACATCATCCACTTCCAAGCGCTGGCTGATCGCGTGGCCAAGATCGACTGGGACAGCTTGCCTACTGACCGTGACCCCAAGGTAGTTGACACGCTTGACTGGGGTGGGTGGGGGTCGTACTACAGCCCTTCTCTGACGGGTGTCAGTGCTTACGCTGGCGTAGGCGAGTGGGCCGGGTTGCACCACCTCAGTGATGACGGCTATGACTATGAGTCATACACCATCGAGTTGCAAGAGGCTCTGTACGATGCGCAGGCAGGTTCGAAGCAGTGGCTCATCGAGCTGATG